AGCTTCCTAGGTCATACCCTAAACTTATAAGTTTAGCTTGTATATCCTTTGCTCTATTTCCTATAAAGTTTTTAGATTGTTCTATAGTTGCAACATAAATAGGTTTGTTGTAATCTATCTCTATAGAAGTATCACCAGTATTAATCCACTGTATAAACTCTTTCCATAGGTTAGGATTTTGAATCATCTTTCTAGGGCATGTTTTATAAGTAGCATCATAATGCCTTTTTACTCTGTCTATTCCCCAACCATATTGTTCTAATAAGTACTTATTTAATTCAGCTGCATTCTTTCTAGCTGTATTGTAATCTGAATCAGGATTAACACATATCTCAATATTTATACTGTTATAGTTAGTAATAACTCCAAAGTTACCTCTATCCCCAACAGCCCATGCTCCATCACTTAACTCTAAACATTGATATATTTCTTTATCATCTACATAAAAATGAACAGACGCATCCCCTAAATTCCCATTAAATTGAGCTTTAGCGTGATTTCTTGCTCCTGCTCCATCACTATAGTTATCTGTTTCATGGTTAACTATATATTTAGGATTATTTTTTCCCTTATAGCACTTATGGGACTTTAAAAATTCTTTATTGATTGTAAGCATCTTTTTTCCTCCTTATAATAGGTAAAGTAAAAGAGTAGCCTATTTGACTACCCTTGATTCATATACCCTTTTGCTTTTAGATCTGCAATTAAATTATTAAATGCAGTTGCTATTTGCTGTGTAGTTGCAGAATCAGCAGTTAATGCATCTACTTTATTTAATTTATTAATTACGGCATCTGCACCTTTCTGACCTGGCTCTCCCTTTTCCCCTTTCTCTCCAGGTGTACCCGGTTCACCTTTTGGCCCTGCTGGACCTTTAAGAGACTGTAAATACTTCCATTTAGCTGTACTTGCATTTCCACCTTTTGTACAGATAAATACATTTCCTGTTTCTGTATTCATATATCTATCATTTATTAATGCTGATTCTATTCCTGTTTCATAAGTAGTTGGTTCTGTGCTATTGCCTGTAATTGCTGTTCCATTATACCAAGATACTCCTATGTTATTATTAGTACATAAATCGTATAATTCTTTTTCTAAAGAACTACAAGGTGCTGGTAATTCTACATTCTTTCTATTTAAATACGCCACGTAACAATTTATTCTATTCATTTTACATTCCTCCTAAAATTTAAAAATAAAAGAGTAGCCTATTTGACTACTCTTGTTTAGTTAATTGTTTTGCAGTTTGATTAATCCCTACACTAACTCCCCAACATAATATACCCTGTAAGAAAGAAGTTACCGACAACCCACTTATAAGCATGCTAGAAGCTACTGTGAAGACCATAAGTATAATTGTTATATACTTGTCCTTAATGCTTTCAATCCTCTTAAGAAATATACCTAATACATAAGTAGCAGCAATAAGAATTAATAATTGTTCTGGTATGAAGTTCATTAAATTTTCCATTTTACATCTCTCCCTTATTTAAATAAATTTGTTTGAATCGCATAAAAAAAGAACCCAACTAAACTTGTAGCCATGATTCCTATTAACCAATTTATGCTTTTTGTTTGAGCTTCAAGTCTTTCACAAAGATTATCCATCTTTACATTACTTGCTGCTCTTCCTTCTTTTAACTCATCAATTTCTTTACTATGGTCATTTAATCTTTTCTCGTGGACTTGTAATTGATGTTTAACTAGTTCTTCATTCATATAGCACCTCTTTTATCTTATTGATTTAATAAGTTATACTCCTATCGCTTCCGATATTTCCAAACCTTTTTATATCAAGCTTTCTTTTAGCTCTATCTAAGCAAAATACATCAAATGTAGTTTTAGTTGGATCTATATTCTCCCTACCTAATCCTGTGTTATCTCCCATTGCTTGTGTTACTGTTATAACCTTAATATTGTTGAATGTATTGATAGCATCCGAATGAGTGTGACCACTTATCCAACCAACTATATCTACATCATATTCCTTACTGTAATCAACTTTAAACTCCCAAGAGAAGTCTGTATTTGAGTTAGTTTTAGTAAAAGTCTTTGATGTTTTATTTTTTCTTGCATTTATTAAATCTGCAATAGCTTGGCTATTTTGAGTTTGAGCTCTTAAAGGTACGTGAGACATAAATATTATAGCCCAACCTTCATCTGGCGTTCTTAAAGCTTCACTTAACCATTTTCCTTGCTCTTTCCCTACAACGTGTATCGTTTCATCATCATCACCTGTAGGTATTCTTGGATACTTAGTAGTTCCATCTGGAAGTAAGAAATAATTATCATCAGTATTTAGGAATATTAGTCTAACCTTCTGTTGAGGAAAATCTTTATAGTAATACATAGTGTTACTTACAGCTCTTCCTAGTAAAGTGTTTAATTGTGCTGGAGATAACACTGCATCTTTTCCTGTTTTCTTATAGTTATATGCATCACCAAAGTCGTGATTCCCAGCTAAGAAATAGACAGGAGAATTAGCCCTTTGAGCTCTATTTGATACATCTTGAATAAATGGTTTGAATATAGACATAGTAGTCCAGTCATAGGATAAATCCCCTCCTATAACAGAGAAATCTATAGGGAATTTGTTACTTAACTCTATTAACCCTTGTAGATGGTCTATATTATTATTCTTAACATTACCACCCCATTTTAAATCTGTAGTAGGGAAATGGTGTATATCTGTTATGAAAGGGAATACTAAATCATACCCACTAGTATTTGCATTTATCTTGTTTACCATAGCAGTAGTAGCACTAGAATAAATTTCATCATAGAAACTTAAAACCAACTTGCTTTTTTCAGATTCGGATAGTTCCCTATCTGTATTATGTCTAAATTGTATTGCTTGGTATCCTGGCTCAAAGTGATAAGTTGCTCCTCCTGCATAAGTTTTATCCCAAGAAGCACCATTACCAGAAGCATCTGAACATTTAGCTGAACACCATTCAAAACCTGGAAAGTCAAAAGTTACATCCATAGCTTTTGTTATTTTAATTATAGGAGTTTTTACCTTTGTCTTGTCACTAGCCCCTACCTTTAACACTCCATTATCTATCCAATATCCATTAAAAGAGTTTTTACTTGGATCATTAACATTAGTTAATTTCAAACCTCCTTTATTTAAATAAGAGTTTAATATCCTTTGCTTTACAAGAAGGTCTTCAGTTTGTGTATGCGTTAGTTTGGAATTTATATCAGATAATTCATTATTAACAGAATTTCCTCTCTTATTAAAGACAACGCTTGAATCAGTATGTGGATAATATAAATCTCCGTTTTCATCTTGTATTTCTATTTTGTTTACAGCCATATTCTCTACTCCTCCTAAACAATTTTAAAGAAAAGCTTCTTCTGTGTAGCATTACTTAAACTTGTTCCAACCTTTACTGTGTCTCCTGGATCGCCTTTAGGTCCTGGTGCACCATCTGTACCATCTGCCCCCTTCGCACCTGTTGCTCCTTTTTGTGCTATTAAGGTCCAGTAAGTTGTATTTGTAGGGGTTTGACCAGTATTAGAAGTTTTACAAGCATAAGTATTACCACTATATGTAACAATATCTATATAATCAGAATTATTTACATATGCAGTAGAATTTGACCATGCACCTAATAATCTCATTGAAACACCTTTTGCACCAGTTGCTCCGGTTGTTCCTCGCTCTCCTGTAGCTCCTTTGATATTTCCAGTTTTAACCCAACTTCCAGTAGCTTTACTATATACATCAAAATTTGAAGTATTTAAATAAAAATCTCCTGTTTTTCCTTGAGTAGAAGGGACAGCAGTTCCAAATAACCATGTAGCACCATCTGCTCCATTTGCCCCAGGTTTACCAGTTTGACCAGTTTGACCTGGATCCCCTTTTGGTCCTGTTAATTTACCTGCTGCTAACTTTTGTTCAAATGTTTCTCCATCACCAAAAGTAACACAGTCCGCAGATGTTAAAACATTTACCTCTTCTTCAACCGCACCTGTACTTTCATTTAATAATTGAATTCTTACTTTTCTTAACTCAGCCACTTTTTCATCTTCCTTTCTTAAACTATTTTTATCCCCATATTGGGTGATACTTTTATGTTCTGATTTCCACCACTTGCACTCTGCTTCTCAGTAACTTTAAAATAGAATGTATTTGCCTTCTTTACTGATGGAATTTCTTCACAAACAATTATGTTTGACTTTTCTCCCAATTTTTCATCAAACTTATCTAGTCTATCTTTTAATTTGGTTTCTCCACCTCTAGCATCTACTATTTCAGCATTACTATTTCCAGCATTAATAATTAGATCATTGAATGTTGTTTCTAATTTTTTCTGTCTTACAGTTGTATTCTCAGTTTCATTATTAATGGCCTCTAGTCCATCTGCTAGGCTTCCTCTTACTTCTTTTCCATAAATAGCTTCCCGTATTTTTTCTAATATGCCACTTATGTTTGCCATACTACACCTCCCCTAGTCTAATACCACTTATGTGAATATATATATTCACATTTGAACTTGCTTTTAAAATATTACATACTATTGGATTATCTATAATCAGAGTTTTATTTGAATCAATGTCAAAATAAAAAGCAGCACCATCTATATTTATAGACACTGTTGCTTTTTCCTCATTTCTATTTCCAATTAGTATTGTTTTTAATACTACTCCATTGGTAGAATCTATTAATTTTTCTTCACTAGTTATGTTTCCTGTATATAATCTAGCTATCTCATCCATTTTAGACCCCCATTATCATATATTTTTTCTGTTTCTTTATATCAATTTCATTTATTTTTGTATGATTATCAACGTCTACAACATCATTTTTTAATGAATTTACCTTATTATTTGTTCTAGAAATATTCTCAGATAAACTCTTAACGTTATTGACTGCTCTCTGGCTAATATCGTTCTGATATCTCTTTATATCTTCAAACTTATCTCCTATAGTTATAGTAGACGATTGAGGAGCTAATATATCAATACTCTGCTCTATAACCCTTAAATATTCATCTATTCCCATAACTTGATTAATAACTCTATAATAGTTGTAAATATCAATATTATATTTATCTATTCCTATCAAAGCTAAATCTACAATAGATAGTTTATGTTTCTTTTTTATTTTATTTAGCTCCTCTAGCTTCTTTAGTCCTCTATCTTTCAGAACAGATGGAGTATTAACATCATCAAATATTATGCTATCTTCTAAAATTCCAAATTCTTTTTGACTCTCAATATCATCAACCCAAGTAACTCCATTATTAACACTTGCAATAGTTAATCTCTCTTCAGTATCCTCTTTTTTACTTCCTAAAGGAGTAATTCTATTCTTAATACTTGTTGGGTCTTTCTCTTGTTCTATTGTAATCATATTTTTAGATAGCCTAATCTCTGTTGGCTTCTTTTCCCCTATTATCTCTAAATAATCAAGATATCTTATATCCCCCTCATATCTTATTCTTAGCTCCCCACCTAAAGTATTTATAAGCTTTTCCTTAATTGTATCAAGTGTTTTATCGTATCCTAGATACCTATATAAAGAATCATTATTATCTTTTACAGTTACTTCACCAACAACGAATTTTTTATCAGGTTGCTTTTTATTGTGATTATCAATTATGATCTTTAAAAAGTCTTTTACTGATATATTGTGATATTCTCCATAAGTTTGTGTACTATCTAATAGATAAGCTAATTCACTCTCACAAACTACCTTTTTAGAAAAGTTACCACTTGAATCCATATTATTAGTTGGAAGTAATACTCTCCCCCTAAATATTAGCTTTTCAATACCTTTTAACTTTTGTATTACTTCTATCTTGCTCTTGTATGGAAACAACTTATTATATCCAGGATTATAAGGACTTATATTAAAGGAAAAACTATCTATAGTATTTATACCTAAATTAACCTTTCCAGCTAGTAATCTAGGTGCTCCATGTGTAATTGTAGATGAATTAATTAATGTTATATCATCATTTATTAAATTTACCTCATACACTTTAAAGCACCTCTCTTCTAAATTTAAACCTTATTTCACCTTTACCTTTTAAAGTAAGTCTATTTTCCCCTTTATTTAGCATAAATCTATAATCCTTATTTACTCCTGACTTGAATAAATAAACATTTTCTCCTTTAACCACCTCAATATCACTAGTTGTTTCAACTTCTGGAACTATTGATGCTATGCTAGGATTTATCAATAATATCTCCTTAATACCATTGATACTAAAATCTGTATTTTGGCTAATTCCATTTATAAAATTAAATGTATCCCATATATCATTTCCTTCTTCGTATTTTCCATATCTAAATGGATAACATATAAATTTAATTTCAATTCTTCCAGTCATCTCAAATACTTCTAAGGAACTTATTTCTTGAGCCCTTCCTACAAAATATCCGTATTGAAAATCAATTTCTAATTTTTCATTTATAGATGACCTTAACCACATTACGACTTCATCATATAATAAGTTTAACTTTTCTCTTCTTAGATCATTAAAATATTCAAACTCTACCCCTATTGACACTACCCTATCAGGATATGAACTTTCACCATATAACTCTGACATATCATAACTTCCATTCATAAATGGTACTGATACTTTTAATATATTAGGTGTCGGTTGTTCAACCTCAACTTTGTACAATAGTAACTTAAAATCATCATAACTTTTTTTGTCTGCGAATTTAAATTGTCCTATCATTCTTAGTTAAACCTCCCATATAACATCATATTCGTACCATTTATCGTGTCTAGCTTATTTGCTAATTCCTCACCATCTAAATTGAATACTGGCTTATTCTTTTCTATTAAACTATTTTGAACTGAAAGCAACTCTATCATCTTTCTAAACATATCTTCCATTGGCTTTATGTTAAAGCTTGATATATTATTTGAATCAAATTTGTCATTTCCTCCTATAGCCTTTGAAAAAGCATTAGAACTCTGAATCATTGTTCCTATATTCTTGCTTGATCTAGTTTGTGGTTGGTAGTAAGCTCCACTTAAAGCGGTATTAGTTAATATTGATTTACTCCTTGCAACTCCAGCTAACTCCTCACTATTAGGATTTATGTTTGTGTTTATATCTATAGATTTAAAAGGATTTATCTTATCTAAAAATCCTCCTATTTTACTTCCAACATCACCTATCCATCCAAATAATTCGGATAATTTATCTATTACCCATTGAATAGGCTTCAATACTGCATCCATAGCTCCACAAATTACATCCTTAAAAGTATCAAATATTGGCTTAACTACCTTACCTATAGTTTGTATGATACTTATAATAGCACTAAAGACAGGCTTTCCTATGCTATTCCAGAAACTACTTATTGCATTAAACACGCTTGTGAATACAGGAAGCAATCTCTGAATAATTGGTGTAACAAATTCTATACAATATTGAATTACTTGACCTATCATTTTAAATAAAGGTTTTATAACTGTTTCGTAAATTGATTTTATTACTTGCCAAAGATTATTAAACGAATCCCTAAAAGCTTCAAATTGAGGTCTGCATGTTTCTATTAATTGAATTGTAGCTTGCTTAATACCTTCCCAATTAGAGTAAATTGCCATAGCAAGGGTAGCAACCACACCTATTACTGCTCCAATTACAGTTATAACAGGAAGTATTGAAGCACTAAAAAAAGCAGCTACTCCTCCAGCTGCTGCAAATGCTGTTGACATTGCTCCAAGTGATATTACTAACATTCCTATTGTGGTAATAATAGGGCCAATTATAGCAAGTAACCCTCCTATAACACCTATTATAATTGTAATAGCAGATGCTATCTTAGGATTTTCTTGTATCCATGACTTTAACTTATCAACTACTCCTTGTATTTGAGGTATTAAATTATTCAAAAGTGGTAACAAACTCTCTCCTATTGGTTTTAAAAGTCCTGTTTCTATAGTTCTTTTTAAACTTCCTGTAGCACTACTAAGATTATCATATTTAATTTCATTAAGTTCTCCTGCACTATCATAAGTTCTGTTAAATGCATCACTCACAAAATTCAATTCTGTTATTACTCCTGGTCCTAAATCTTCCCACATAGTTCCGAACAGTCCTACTCCAACTAAATTTTGTTGTTGAGCATCATCCATTTCAGCTATTTTTTTAATTATTGAATCATAAGTTTCCTTTGCCTTATCTCCACCTTCACTCATTGTATTAGCCACATCATCAGCATTCATACCTAATTTTGATAACGCTTCTTTGGTAGTATTAGATCCATCAGTTAATCTTATATTAAATTCTTTTACAGCATCTCCTACCTTATCTAAATTCCAAGCCCCTGATTGAGCTCCATCAAAAAGAATATTAAACATATCCTCTGCTTCAAGTCCAGCTTTCTCAAATTGAACTGAATACTCGTTAATTGTATCTAACATTTCTCCTGAAAAATCAAGTCCATTTTGAGCCCCTTGGACAATTAAATTAAAAGCTTCATCTGAAGTTAAACCGAATGTATCCATAAGCATATCTACACTTCTTATACTTTCAGCTATATCATACCCAAAAGTATCTTTTAATCCATACGCTTTTTCAGTAGTTTTTTGAAGTTCATCTCCTGTAAGCCAAAGATATTTATTTACTGTTGCAACTGATTCAGCTGCTTCTTCAAAACTTTCACCAAAATTGTTATTATATACATTTTCAGTTACCTTTGTAAGTTCTTCCATATCTTCTGCAGCAGCACCAGTTTTAGCTCTTAAATCATTCATACTTGAGTTAAAAGAATCGGCTTTCTCAATTGCACCACCAAATGAATCTAGAATTTTTTTACCGGTTTCTCCAACCTTTTCACCCACATCCATTACGCCTTGTCCAAGTTCTGACATATGAGCTCCAAATTGTATTACTTCATCTGTTGTACCCTCAATATTTTCTTTGAAACTATCTAAAACTTTCTCACTATAGCTTGCTTCCTTCCCAAACTCACTAATTTCGCCTTCAATTTTTCTAATTTCACTAGAAAGGTTTGAAATATCTGCTTCAGTTTTATTTATAGTAATTTTCATTCCTGTTAAGCTGCTATCAGCATTTATTACAGCCCTTCTTTTACTCTCAAGTGCTTTTTCTGCATCTTTTAAGTTTTGTTCAAGTTTCTTTACTACTGGAGATGTAGCCCCATATGCTGAAGAATAATCCTTTATCTGATTCTTAAGGGACTCAACTTCTTTTTGTTGTTCATCAAAGGCTTTTGTTGCAACTTCCAAGGTATCCTTACACTTCTTCATTTGAGTATTGTATATATTAAGCTTTTCTTTAGAATTTTGAAGTTCTCCTGCTACAAGCTTTAGTTTTGCTTTTTGCCCTTCAAGGGAATTTTCAAAATCCTCTGACCCTGCTTTTGCTTTATCAAATTCAGATTTAAGAACTTTCGTATTTTGGTTTATAGCCTTTATTTCTTGCTTATATCCACCAGCTTTAAAAGCTAATTTTACGGCTAATACTTTTTCATCTGCCATTTTCTCACCTCCTCTGAACTCATAACCTTAAGCTTTTGTCTATTTTCTTTTACAATCCTTTCTTCATATGTTCCACTTTTCTTCACGTTAGATTTTTTAGAAGGTTTATTGTATTGTGCAAATAGATCCAGTTGCTTAAATAAAAATCTTGGTGAGCTTTCCCAAAAAGTTTCATCATCCCAACTTAGGATAGTTCTAGATAGATAATATAAATTGTCTATATCTATATATCCATCACTATCCTTATCTACTTTTTTTCACTTTCCTCTTTAGGTTCTGGTAAGTTAGGTAATAACTCTTTTATTATTGGTGTAAAAACAGCCCCTATTTGAATATCATTAAACTGATTAAAGTATTTTTCCCCAAGAATTCTGTTTGTTTTTTTATCTCTTACAATACTTCCAACAAGCTTTTTAACACCCTTAATTTCATTTTTCTCCATTAACTCTAGGCCTTTTAAAAATCCAATTTTATTTACTCTTTGGTAATGATCTATTGTAGTGTTATCTAGAACACAAATACATTCTAATCCGTTTAAAAGTATTGGCTTTACAACTTTTTTACTTAAATTAATTACTTCCATAATTCCTCCTAAGCAAAAAGGGAGAATTACTCCCTTTTTTAATTATCTATTTATTCTTTTTAGCAGCTATATCGAAGGTTGATACTCTTCTGGTAATACAGGGGATTCAAAGAATTTGTCCCATCTTTCTTTTAACCATGTTTTTTCTTCTTCAGATGATGTTGCTTCTATTTCAGCCAAATCTATTATTGCTTCTACATCTCCAGTAGATGCAAGTGGTAAGCCAACTCCTGAATAAGTATATGTTTGTCCTTCAGCTTCATCCTCAATAGTCTTATTGGTATGAGAATTTCTCGTAAAGCCAACATTGTAAATAATTCTTCTTCTAATATTTCCATCACTCATTAGGATTTCATATCCTACTGCATAGGCTGGAGTTTTATCTCCAATATTTTTATAGGCCATCCCACCTTTATAGCCTTTACCTGTGATTTTTGCATCTAATGATGGTGGAGTATCTGATGATACTTCCATATCTACAGTTACTTTTGATATAGATTTCTTACTTTGTTCTACAATATTATCTCCATAATATTGCCCTTCTCTGTATTGATCCTCTGTTTCAAAATTCACCGCCCATGGTAATAGAAACTTTTCTCCGTAAGTCGGCTTAGAACCAACCTTATCCGTTTCAAGTGGCCACATAGTTATTCTGCTAATTCCTTCTTCTCTAGCCATTTATAATTCCTCCTTACATTATCTTTTTATAATTCATAGTTATTTGATAATAATTAACTCCCTCAAACTTTATAGGACTATTAATTGCTACCTTCTTAAAATGTGCTTTTTCTAATTCTGATTTAATTTTATTTACAGTGCTATCAATATCACTCTCAATGCCACTTTCAATATATAAATTTAAATATATATCATATAGAGCAGTTTCTTCTCTATTGTCACCAGAACTATTTGGATATTCATTGAAGGTATAAACTAATTGAGGATATTCATCTCCTACTCTTTCAAGGTAATTAACCTCTATTCCTACTGATTTAAGGGTATTTTCTATTAGCTCTTTCATACTTATATCACCTCAAAGCATTATCAATTTCAGTTGATATAATATCAATCATTTCTTTTTGTGCATCTTTCTTACACTCTTGAAAAGCCTTTTCAACCCATCCAACATGTTTAGTTACATGAGTCTTTCCTACATCATATCCGTAATTTTGAAACCAAAGATGCTTTGTTTCTTCCCAGTTTGTTTTATCTATACCAGCCTTTCCCCAAACACTTCCACTTTTATATGACTTAACAGATATAACTTTTAAGGCTTCTCCACCTTTTCCACTCTTTTTAGGTGCATATCTCTTAAGGCTTTTTAATGCTGTTTTTGTAGCTCCTCTTACAGCTTTTACACCAACCTTTTTACCCACATTCCCTAAAGAATCTAATGTATTAAATAATTCGTCAAAGCCTTCTACACTCAAACTCATTATTTACACCTTCTCGCCTTAATTTCTATACAAATTCCTCTTTCCTCAATATCATTTATATAAACTATCTCATAGGCTTGATTTTTAAAGATAATCCTATCTTCTTCGTGTATTTTTATTGTTTTACTAGCTCTTATATAGAAAGTTTTTTCTATTTTCACACCAGTTCCTTGAGCTTGAATAAATTCCTCTCCTCTTACATTCAAAACCTTTGCTCTTGTTTTAATTTTATCTTCCCATACAGGAACTTTAATCTTATCTTCATTCTTCTTGTATACACAATTTTGAATGACTATAGGATGCCTAAATTCTCCTGCATTTAAATTAAACATATTCCCCCTCACTTTCTAATGAAAGAGCATCAAGAATTGTTTGGGCTATGGTATCTCTTTTAACTTGAGATGTTATGTTCATACTCCTATTGTCATATAAGTCTGAACATAATTTCTTTAAAAGGACCTTAGCTAGTCTTGATTTTTTCTCATTATTCTTATAAGCTTCTCCTACAGTTGTATCAATATATATTTGAGCTTCTAAAATAATATTTTCTATTACCTCATCTTTCTCATCATATATATTTAAATAATCCTTAATCTCTTCTATTAATTCATTGGGAACTTTCATATCTATCCCTCCTTAAAAAAGGAAGGGAAAGCCCTTCCTTATAATTACTTCTCATCATTTTCCTTTACTAATTCTTTTAATTTCTCATCTGAATCCCCAAATTCTCTAGTTTTTAAAGCTTGTACCTCTGCTGCAATTATCCCCCCATTAATTGGATTAAACTCTATAACTTTCGCACTTCTTGCAGACCCCTCAATAATATCAAATCTTTCAATTGCTCTTAAACAATCTTGATTCTTGTTAAATAAAAACTCTGTAGACTTAGCTATTTCTAAAGTTTTTCTATCAATGAACTTAATAAATTCTCTTAAATTAGCAATATAATAAATTACATTTCCTTCTCTGGTTGGTGAAACATCTTCATCAGAAAGAGTTATAATAGGTTTACTATTAAAATAATCAATTCCGTTAATATTAGTAATTAGGTTTAGATTTCTACCAATGCTATCCTTCATATTTTTTAAATGCACATATCCAGCAGTATTTGTAATAGTAATTAGTCCACTTTTAACAGCAGGTACTTGGCTATCCATTGCATTCTCTAGATCTAAATAAGATGTTGCTTGAATTGTAGCCGATTTAGCCTTAACCACAGACATTATTTCTCCATTCTCTGCTGAAACTGAACCTTCAGCAAAATCTGGAATAACAACATTTTGAATTAATCCGACCACTTCATCATCAGTTAATGAATTTTCAATTGGCACAAAGCTTCCATAGTCCTCTACATCATATAAAACACTATCTGTGGAAACTGCACCTTCTCCAATTGGTTGATTTGAACTTAACTTAGACAGTTTGCTCTTCCCTAGTTTAGCTATTGGCATTCTTCCTGTCTTAGTTGTAACGGGGATAACATGACAATACTTTTTTAATGATGGAAACCCATCTCTTAAAACCATCAACTCATTTATATATCCTTGTGGTAATAATGCACCATTATCTGATACAGTAACTAAAGCCCTTTCTTCATCATTTAACGCTTTTCCTGTCATATATTTCCCTAAGGCTCTTAATTCATCTTCCTTAGTAACTTCTCTCACTTCTTCATTTGGTTTTTTAGGATTAACTGGTTTTCCAGCAGCTAATTCTCTTAATTCCATCTCTTCTAGTTCTTGTGCAGTTTCAAGATCCTTTTCTAATTCTCTTATTTCCTCTAACATTTCTCTAGCCTTAGACATATCTGTTTCTGCTAATGCTCTAGCTTCCTCTCTCTTAGCTTTTAATAACTTTAAAATTTCTTTTGACTTCATACTTTTACCTCACTTATTATTAATTTTAGAAATAAAAATAGAACTTACATAACTTCATTACATAAGTTCTATTAATAACTTTTCTTTTTCATTTTTTAATTTTTCTGCTTCTTTAATTTCAGCTTCATAATTTTCTTTAGCTCTTATATATGTATTAGCTACTGAACTTTCATAAGCTGGGAAAGTTACAATAGATACATCTCGAATTTTTTTAATTTTGTTAATTGTTCTTAGATCATACCCTCGCTTACCATCTCTATCCCAATCCCAACTTTGAGACGATTGGTCTTCATAATCTAAAGTAAATCTAAAACTACACTTCGTTAGAATACCATTTCTCATATTCTCAACTAAATCTCTAGCATAGGTTGTATTAGTTGGCTGTGCTTCAAAGAATAGACCTTTTGAATCTACTGTTAGTTTCAATGCTCCTACACCATCACTCTTATTATTCCTTGCCAATACCATACTTACATCATGATTTAAGCAGAAAATAACATCACTCATATCGGTATTATCAAGAGCACCACTCCTAATAATTTCTCTAAATCCCATATCCTCACTCATACTATCAAAAATAAGAGCATAACCTTGGATATAATCCTTCTTGTCACCATCACTTCTAATTTCTAATGCGCCATCTGTATAGTGATTATTCATCTCCTTCTCCATCTGTCTCACCCCCTTTCCTTTCTTTGTTTTCTTTATTTTCTTTTGTTTCTTTATCTTGATAACTTAATTTTCCTGCTAATAAATCCCTTAAAAGAACTTGTCCTGAAGGTAATGTTACTGTTTCATCTTCTATATTAGGAACTCCAAGTAATTTTTTAGCATATTCAATTGAATAAATTCCATGTTTAACATAATCAGTTATAATGCTTTTTTGTTTTTCAGCTGTGGTCCTTAAAAGCACATTAAAATTAATATCTACTTTATATCCTAATTTACGATCTATTCTATCAAGATACTTAAAGTTAAACTCTTCTTCAAGGGCCTTTATTTTAACTAATAAAGTATCTGTTAAATATCTTAGGTTTTCTGCTTCTATATCTACAGTTCCACTTGTTTCTTCTCCTATCATTGAAGGACTTAATCCAAAATTACTAGCAATTTCTCTTCGTGATAACCCTCTTAGCTCCTTAAACTGACTATCTGCTAACGATAAATTTAAAGGAGATACATTGTATCCTGCTGGAACTGTAAAAATTCTCCCTTCATTTGAAAATAGTCTATTAAATTTAGCTTGTATTTTTTTTAAATCTTTTTCGTCCTTAATATCACTTGTAAGTTGTATAAGAGCTTTATTAGTTAATCCACTTTCAAATAATTTAGAAAGTATATTTTGCCCTTCCATAGTTGTCTTCATTGTTTGTTTTAAATATTCCATAATAGGTACACAACTAACTCCATCTGTAGTAAGCCCACCATGATAGATAATGCAGCTCTCCTCTGCTACTATTTTGGTTTGATTATTACAAACTATTTCAAGTGCTATTGGAATACTTTTCATACTTTCTATTAGTCCAGCATTATCAATGAATATTTGATTTACTCTACAAGGAAATAACATTCCATTTTGAGCAATATATAAACAACTAATTCCCTCATGTTCTCCAATAGTGACTAAACTTCTTATCATATTAGTAAAATTCATTCCACTATTAGGCCTTAATGCTATATAGTCATGATAAGGGTGTTCTATTGCATCAACATATCCAATATTTTCTTCATATCTTTTTATATGAAATGTTAAGCTTGCAATCTTATTAGCTGTATAAGAAATACACTTTAGATATGTACTTTCTTTTAGATAATCCTCATTAGTTAGAGTATTTCCTAACATGGACTTCCAAGTAAATCTTTGGGTTTCACTATATAAAGGGCTCTGATTTTTATTAACTATTTTATCTAATATCAAACTCTCACCCCCTTTCTTCTTAATTTATTAATTATTTCTTTTAAATTTTTCTAAAAAAATGGATAATACAATAAGTGCAAGTCCAGTTAAAAATATTCCAAAGGTTGTATTTACTCTATATGCAGATATTAGAATTAAAGTAACTCCTATAAGAAATATAGTGTCATTGCAATTCTCTTTTATTAATAAAAACTTACTAGATATAAATTTTTTAATATCTTTCTTAAGCTTCTTAAATATTTTTATCACTTTGTCCAATCCTCCTTTTCTAATTCTGAAAGTGGATCATAGTGTGGAATCCCATTAGCTTCTATAGCAAGGATTAATGCCATTAACATAGCAATTATTCCATCAATTTTAAACTCTGATTTGGTTTTGCTATATCTCGTTCCACCGTCAGTTACTACAGCAACTACATTTTCAGCCATTATTTTGAACACTTCATTATCATGTATTACTAATTTTCCATCAATAAGCATATTTTCAAAATCATCAATTACAGGCTTCATAGCTCCAGCCCCTTGGCCTAAAGGAATAATATCAAACTTTTCTTCTAATCTATTAATGATAGTTGTACTTCCCCACTTATCAAAACCAATTTCTTTAATATCAAAATCCAAATCCAAGTCATATAAATGGTCTAATACATCTTCAAAATTAACATATTTACCTCTTGTACCAATCAAATCCCCTTCTTTTATGTACTTGGGATAGTCAAAGTCATCAACCTCTGCTCTTTCTTCTGCATTTTCTCCAGGCGTAAATAAAAATGGATATATTATAAACTTCTCATTGTCCTTATCATAAAAAACTGCTACAAAAGCTGTAATATCATTTTTAGATGATAAATCAAGTCCACCCCAAAGTTCCATTCCTTTTAATTCTTTTAAATCAATATGTGTTACACATGCATTCCATAGTTCCATATCAATAGCACCTTTAACGCAATCTGTATCAACATGCTGATTTAAATATAATCTTCTAAATTTAGCTTCAAAAGTTTTCATTCCACTTGCTTTATGAGCCAACTTTATAAAATCATCAATTTTCTTAAAAACTCCTAAAGCTGGATTAGCATTAAGCCATTCCTCTACATCCCAAATTTCACATTTATCCTTAGCCTCATAAACTGCATAATAGAAAGTTTCATCATTAATCTCTCCACTTTCAATCTTTTTAGAATAACTATACATCTGATACTCTAAATTCTTTTCATCAGTTCCACCTGAAGCTGTAGTTGTAGTAAACATTAATGGTTCATCCCATAAGCCCATACCAGTTATTAATTTGTCATAAGCATCAGTTTTCTTATACTCATGAGTTTCATCCAATACTGCAATATAAGTAGCGTAACTATCTAAGTTTGTCCCATCATTAGCTAAAACTCTAAGATAACTGTTTGTATGTTTCCTATACATAAGCTTTTTAGATTCTGTGATCTTAACATACTTTCTTAAGGTCTTATTGTTTCTAATTGTCATATTGATAGTATTGAATAAATTAGTTGCCTGTTTAATATCATTGGCAACAATTATATATTCAGCTCCAAAGGTATCATCAGTGAAGTAAAGATATATTATTATCCACGCAACTATTGAACCTTTTCCATTCTTACGGCCAATATTTAAATGAGCTTCTTTAAATCTTCTAAATCCAGTTTCTCTACTTTTTACACATAATATAGATGTTAATATTTTAAACTGAAACTTTAGGAGTTTAACTTTTGCTCCCTTCTTTCCTTTATCAAGGGTAAGCTTTTGCATAAATTTAAAAACTTTGTAGGCTTCTTCTACATCAAAATAATACTTATCATTATCATACTTTTCTTGTTGCTCTTTAATAGCATTTTCTAAAGCATAATTGACTTGTTTATCTGCATGTTCTTTTACTACTGATTCTATTTCCTTTACAGAAATCATTACTTGCTAATCATGCCTTCCATTTCTTCATCAATATCACCATCAGATTTTACAAGTCCCTTATTCATCCTCGCTCTTGCACTTGGAGTTATTCCCAGTTCCTTAGCCCAAGCTCTGCATTCTTGTTGAGCCTTATTTGCAATACTAACTTCTGGTCTTTGCTGCTCATATCCTTCTTCGTTCACTATCATGTTAGTACCTTCTTTTATCAAAATTAATTCAGCTGCAACCCACTTACTATAATTTCTACTATAAGCTTCAAGAGCTTTGATGTCTTTTTCTGTAAAATCTTTTTCCTCTTCTCTAAGTAATTTTTCAATTCTCTTAAACTCTTCTTTTGCAACTTCATCTAACCAAATTGGCGGTTTAATTTTTTTAGGCTTCCTCCCCATTGTTCGTGTTCCTCCTTTTCTATGCCCCCCTATAGCAAAAATCTATAAAAATTTTCACAAGACTTTGAAGCGTTTTACTCTATTAGCCTCAATTAATAAATTCATATCCCCCGGGGTTTTTATTTAAATGCATTGTCAAATTTTATCTTTAATGCAAATAACATATCTTGTATTCTTTTTTTATCTTTAGAGCTCTTGTTATATCTCTTGTGTATCCTCTTATGATTCAACGCTGTTAAATAAATTAAGTTTTCTACAGTATATCTAAGTTCCTTATTCTCTCTAGCTTCAATAATGTGATGAACAATCTCACCTTCAACTATCTTTCCAGTTCGATAGAATTCAAATATATCCATTCCATAATGATATTTAACTGCTGCATCTCTTGAGTTTTGCCACTCTATTGATTTATAAAAATCATCAAGCTCCTTCTGTTCTTCGGTAGTAACTCTTTTCTTTCGCCACTCCTTGTATGATTCTCTCTGTCTTTCAATATATTTTTCTTGATGATATTTACAATAAACTTCTCCTTCATCTACTATTTTGTAGCATCCTCTGCTACTACATTGCTTTAATATTGGCATAGACTACATATTCCCTGATAAACTTTCTAATTCCATAAGTTTATACATATATGATCCTATTAAGCTTTCAAATTCCTCTTGATTAATTTCTTCTCCATTTGATTCCTTATCAACCATATCTGCCATCTTTCCTGTAATATCTGCTAATCCTATAAATATCTTTTGCATTTCTCTAATTTCTTTTGAATCCTTTGTCATACAATACACGTCCCTTCAAATGACTATATTTTTTAGTTTTATTTTGCACCTCATTTTACAAAAAAGATTGTTAATAATATAAATAAACAACCAAAAAACGTTCGTGTTTTTCGATTTGAATGTTTAATTATCTTAGGGAATCACACATTCATTTTTAATTTTTCCTTCTAATATATGCACTTATTTTTTTCACCTTCAATGTTTATAGACCAAATTATTAAACATTCATAGTCAAAAATAAAAAATATCATCTCACAAAATCTCTTAATGACTTTGAATATTGATGATATTTCTCTCTATCTAATCCTATATATCTTTTTGTTTCTTCTATAGAGCTATGACCTAATAATTCTTTAACCACAACTATATCTCTATCACTTTCAATATATATCTTATAAGCATATGTTTTTCTCATACTGTGAGCTGTTATGTCATAAAGTCCAAAATAGTTAGCAGCTTCTTTTATTGCATTAGTTACAGCTTGAATACCTATTGGCTTATTAACTCCTTTTCTAGATTTAAACATATATTCATAATCCTTTTTATCTTTAATATATTCTTTTAATATCTTTGCTAATTCTGGTATTAGCTCTACTGTTCTTGGCTTTCTGTTCTTCTCTCTTATCTTCTTAGTTTTCATCTTCTTGCCCTCATAAATTGTGAATTCTTTTCTTCTTAAAGCCTCTTTAATATCTCTAACTTTAAGTGTTACTAAATCACCTGCTCTGTACCCTGTAGTAACACCAACTAAAAAAAGAACATAATCTCTACAATTTTTATATCTTAAATAATCTTGAATATCTAATACATCACTAGTTCTTGTAATAGGTCTAGCAGGTCTTTTTCTTCCCATATTATCTCACCTGCCTAAGTGCTCCATGTTCTCTTTTATAAACACGTTCTTTAATAACTTCTCTTAAATCATCTGTTTCTTTTATTTTGATTATATTCTTTGATGAACAGTGAGGACATTTAATGTACCTCTTATTATCAATTTCATATGACAATAAAATAAAAGTCTTATAACAGGATCTACACTTATAACTCTTATACTCCTTCATGTCCTCACCTCCTATGAATAAAGGGTATAAAAAAAGCACCTAGATTTACTCTAAGTGCTTCTATGTCTTATTTATTTTTCGCTCAACTCAATTATAATACAACTTGTCAAATATTTGCAACTATTTGTGCAAATTATTTTTTATATTGCTACTATTCCCCAAAGTTGAATAGCTAATTTTTTAGTTACCTTTTTCTTTTTATCTATATAGCATCTTCTGGATATATTTAACTCTTTTGCTATGTCTGCATCAGTCTTAAATTCTGAATTTTCACCATATGCTTTATCTAAAATTAACTTTTCATCATCACTTAATCCATCAAGTAATTTTTGTAATAGATTTATTTTCTTACTAGTTTCCCTTAATCTTTTAATCAATTCCTTTTCTTCAAATATCAGATTGCATATCTTATCATCTGGAAGGCCTGTCCCAGAACCTTTAGGCATATCACTTATTTCTATTGCCTTAGTTGAACTCATTTCACTTCGTACTTCTTTTATCCTTAACTTTATATTTCTTTCAGCCATCCTTAAACTATTCATATTTCCCAATATGTTAACAGTTTCTTTTATATAATTCATATAATCACTTCCCTTGCTTTTGTTATATACCACTTTCCAAAAATTTCTTTAGTTAATAAATAATCTGTTACTTGCCACATTGCTGTTATCGAATTGTAAAACTTTAATTTAACTATCCCAGATTCAATTTTGAGTAATTTATAACTATGTTTCGTATTTAAACTAGTTATAATATATCCTTCAAAAAGCTTGTCCCAAGCTGCAATAAAATCATACTCCTTTTTCTTATCAACTTGTTTAAATATTATATCTTGCAAGTTAACTACATCCTTACCATATTATTTTTCAAATTGTAATCGCTTCTGACTTTACTTAATGCATCTCTTATCATTTCAACGAATTTATTAACTGCTCTTATAATAAAATCCACTAACTCTTTTAATTCTTTTTCTATTAATTTATAATGCTTTTTTCTTATTCTTGCTAATTTGGTTCTGTTATATATTTTTACTGATGGTTTCATTTGGATTTCTCCTTTCTTAGAATTAATCTTTGAAATAATATTGTTCTATCTTTGAGTCAATAAACTTTATCTGATTTGGCCTACATTCACATACTTGTCCATCTTCGTATTCAATTATTCCTACTGTATACATTAAAACGCCTCCTTGATCCCCTCCTCTAAAAGGTGAAGGCTTTATTATCTTACTTCTATCACTCCACTTATGAAACAAAGCTCTTTTATCATTTACTAAACATGGTCTTAATTCAGTTTCTATTTTCATTTATTTCACCCTTTCTTAGAATTACGACATAAAAAATACCGCATATTCATTTCGAATAATACGGTATTTTTAGCAGTTTAATATTTAATTTTTCATTTATAATAGTTATAAATTATTGTTTATAAAAGAGCGGTGAAAAATAACGAATTTACTATTATAATTATCACCATAATAGTAGATAGTATTTTCCCAACCTTTGAACCAAAGTTATTCTTAAACTTATAACCCAAAATTAATGATGGAATAAAAAATAATAGAGAATAAAAAATTGTATAATGAGTTCCACTATTTCCATTAGACCATGCCTTTAAACCAATATAAGTCAAAATGTTATCCCCTATAGAGATATCATTAAATGTAAAACTAAATAAACATCCAATAATAAATAATAATAAAGAAAGTGAACCTATTCCAATTTTAATTTTTTTCACACTACCCACTCCAAATATAAATATTCATCTAACTTAAATTCTATATAATATGTTATTTGTCATTATATAACTATTATAACATATTTCTTAAATACCGCATTATTCAATTTTCAAAGATCACTTAGTTCGCATTTTCTACATATTAAGATTTAATAACTGTTTGAATATACTCTCGAAAATAGGTACCGGAATACTATTACCAGCTTGTTTGTATAATGCTCCATTTAACTTACCAGGTTTTCCTGGATGTGCTTTAAGTGCAGCTTCAAAATCTTCATCTGAATATCCCTGTAATCTCCAACATTCCTTTTCTGTTAAATACCTATATCGGCCATCATCCAATGCTATAACCTGTGCTGGACTTCTCATGACCTTGCAAGTTATGGTATTTGCATAATCTTTAATTATATCTGCCCTTTTAATCCCTTTTTCCCCTATGTGATTTAATACACTAGGTTGAGTTACTATATGTTTTTCTTCATATTCGCTCAAAAATTCTTGTAAACTTGGTGCTTTTTTTCTTTCTAAGGTTCTAAAATTAAACAACTCTCCACCTAAAATAGATATTGTAAATACTCGTTCTCTTCTTTGTGGTAATCCAAAATCCATAGCATTTAATGTTTCAAAGTTGCTATTATATCCTAATTTCTGCATTTCTTCTAAGTATCTATTAAAGTTGTGCCTCATATGTTTACTAAGCACATTCTTTACATTTTCCCAAATAACTACGCGTGGCTTCCATTTACCCATTTGTTTAATAATATTAATTGTTTCCCACATAAGGCTTGACCTTGTTTCTGTTCCTTCGTCCGCTCCCTTTTGCTTACCAGCTATACTAAAATCTTGACACGGACTACCATGAATTAATATATCTGGTTTAAGGTTATATCCAACTACTGATTGAGTTTTATAAGCTAATTCATTTTCAAACATAGCATTATATGATCTTACTGCCTTTTCATCTATTTCAACATAATCTATCGCTTTTACTGGTACTCCTAAATTTCTTAATGCTATTCTTGGAGAACCTATTCCCCCGAATAGCTCTAAAATTTGTATCATTAGTAGGTCCTCCTTTCTTGCAATTACGACTTACCAATTACCAAACCAAATTGTTATGCAAGTCATAAGAGCATTACAAATATATAAAAATAAACACATTACAATAATAATTATAGATACAACTGCTATAGTAACCATTAAATTATTAAGCTTACTATTTTTTATAAATATCGCTGGAATAAAACTAAATATAAGTGTAAACACCGATAATCCTAATAAAACTTCTATAAAATACATTCTGATACTCCTTTCTTCTAAGGTTAATATTTTTCTCTTAACATTTACTCGGTTAAGCTTGTACCATTAACCTTTATACTTCCATTAGCATTACATCAAGAATCTCACCAAGCTCTGCCATAAATCTAGCCATTTCTTTTTGTTTATAATTCTCAATGTCCTTTTCATTTTTAAATTCTAACTCTCCTACTTTAACCTTAGTTCCTTCTTTTTCATAAGTTCCATACTTACCTTTTACAGTCATTTTAAGCACCTTTAAATCTTTGTTTATGTATTTTTCCTCTGCTTGTCCTTTTGCTTCTCCTAGGCTTTGTTTAATAACCCCTACAGTTATTTCCTCACTTGCTATTAACTTTTCTTCTGTAGTTTTAATAATCTTATCTTCTTTCTTAGCTGTATTATTAGTTGCTTTCTTCTCCTGCTTAACTTCTATCCAAAATTCATCTAGCACCTTATCGCTAACTCCAAATTCTTTTTTTAGCTTTCTTAGTGCTGTAGCCTTTAATACTTTTTGATCTCTATAAATTCTTATCTTTGCTTTAATAGCTTTATCATTTACGTTCATTTCTTCATATCCTTTCGCAACTATTTTTTAATGGACCATAATACACTCCATCCAATTCTATAATATAGTTATTCTCCTGTTCAAATATGAAGCTCCATACAGAGCCACATAAAAAGCTACTATGTAACTCTGTACAATCTTCCTTTAATCTAATAAAGTTAAATCCTATCTGCTCCATTAGAATGGCATATCTCCATCATCTACTGGAGTAATATCATCATAGGCACCAAATGCATCATCACTGCTATTTCCTTGTGTATTAGCTTGTCCATTACTTCCTACAAATTCAAAGCTCTCTACTGCAACATCTGTTGTATATCTTTTAGTACCATCTTGTGTATCATAGCTTCCTGTTTGCATATGTCCTACTATCGCTATTGGTCTACCCTTGGTAAAATACTGTGCTATTGTTTCTGCTGTTTTATTCCAAGCTACACAGTTAATAAAATCGGCTTCATCTTTCTTAAATTGTCTATTTACTGCTATTGTAAACCTAGTAACTGCAGTTCCACTTCCTGCTGCATATCTCAATTCTGGATCCTTGGTTAGTCTTCCAATAAGTATAACTTTATTCATTAGATGCCCTCCTATTCCTTCTCCTTATTTTCTGTAACTCGTAATAATCTATAAATCCATATTCATCACCATATTTAAGATTTCTAGCAACTATACTTAGCTTCAAATCTCTATAAAAATGATTAAATAATTTTATTCTTAACTCACCTTGTTGTGTTGTCATTCCCTTTACATCTATATACTCCTCACTATTATCATTGTGATATATAACAAAGTCTGGAGTATATGTAATTGCTCTATAAGTTTTTCCGTTCTTTTTAAACCCTTGTACTAATGTAAACTTTGGTTGTAACTCAAAGTTTTGTATTTCTCCTCTGTACTTTCTTATCTTTAACGCCTCATAATATTTGGCCTCATCTTTAGAATCAAATGTAATTCCATCTACTACAGTTTTATGACTTAAATATTTACTCATAATTCACCTTCTTATATTAAGAGGGGAAGTTATCCCCTCTCTTAATTAAGCTATTATCTCAATGTTTTCTAACTCTTTTAACTCTTCTTGTAGGTATTCCTTTATACTTAAAATTGCTTTATTTCGCCATGCTCCTCCATCAGCTTCGTAAAGTGCTGCTCTTGGACCTTCTTGCATTCTGAATATAAACTTACTTATTGGTTGTTCTACTTCTGGGAATGTTCTATAAGGTGCTAATTCAACTGGATTAGGCACAATAGCTTGTCCTACACTTGCTACACCAGTTTTAACTGTTACTTGTTGACTTACCCCATCATCACCAGTAGTCTTTACAGCTTCATCTTGTATAAGTCCTGTATACTTAAGTAATGCTGATTTAGTTCCTACATCTACAAATGCACTTTGTAGCATAATATTAAACTGTTCTGTTCCTATAAATCTGTCATATACAACGTTATCTGGTAAAATCGCTTCTGCAGATATATATTGTTCTCTTTCTCTGTCTACATTTAAAGGACTATATAGAGCTACCTTTCTTGGAGATATAACTTGTATTAATAGTTTTTCTGGTAACTTATCTAAATCTGACTTAATATAGTCTACTAATCCAGTTAGAGTTGATACTGTTAATACTGATGCCTTTGCTTCTTTTACTCTGCTTAAGCTTTCCTTTGTAAATGTTCCTTGTTCCAACTTTACTATTGGATCCTTTTCCTCTCCCAAATTTACTAAATACTTTAATGCTTCTTGATTAATCATTTTTTACTCCACCTTTTTTATTTAATGTGCAAGGTTTATGCCCCTTGCCATGGCATTGTTTTTATAAATTATTTAACTAATCTAATTCCGTCTAAATCTATTTCTTTTTCTTCTGCTGTTGTTATAATTTCTCCAGTTGATTCATCAACTCTCATTGTACTTTGCCCTGGTATTTGCTTTTTAAATTCACTTGCTAATACTCCACCCTTGCCATCTGTTCCAATTATTATTCTTGTGTTTAATGGTTTAGCTGGTGCCAACTTAGTTTTAGCAACAATATCTACCTCTGTAAGTTCCCTATCTTCCCCTGCTGTAAAAGTCATATCAATTGTCAATTTTCTTTTAGTTTTGTACTCTGTATTAGGATCTGTTATGTTTGCTAATACCTCCTTTAACGCCATATTTACCTTTTCTGCTAAAGCTCCATCTGCAAAGCTTTCTAAGTTAATCATGTTTTCCATTGTTCTCATCCTTTCTTAATTGAATATCAATTGATAATATATAGGTACAGCTATTGCTGAAATCTATCATTTTCCTAAATATCTTCTCTATTATTTCTTAAATCTTCTTTACCTTGTTTCCAAACCATTCTTGCATCTGTATGGACTTCTTTTAAAAACTTGCACATATCTTCAAGCCTATCTTTCTCCTCTGCCTTCTCACCACGCTTTAACAGTTTTCTATAATCCTCTCTTATAACGCTCCAACGCTCTGATACTATATGTGCATCTTTCATTAGCTGATAGGCTCCTGATATATCATTCTCTTTAAGATTTCTATATCTATTTACTATACTGTTGTATAGAACTATATCTTGTTTGTATTGATCTTTATAATTCATTTACACTTACTTTCTTTCCAGTTAATAAAGCTATTTGTGGTCCATATCTATCCTGTACAATCTTTTTCTTAAACTCTTCTACTGTAATAATGATTAACTCACCATCTTCTTTAATATCTGCTCCATCAAACCATGTTCTATAACTAACTTCTCCAAAGTTATCAAAAGCTAATTTATGAATTGGAGTAGGATAAGAAAGAGGTTGAAGGGATGATTCTTCTTCTCTTTCTTTTCCTTCTTTATCATTCTTATTATTCTTATCATTCTTGTTAGTGGTTAGGTCATGGTTAGGGGTTGGTTGGTGGTTGGTTAGGTCATGGTTACCTGTTGGTTGGCTCTTGGTTAATCCTTGGTTAACACCTTGGTTAATCGGTAACTCTCGACCTTGGTAAACCTCCCAATTCTCTATCTTTATAAGCAAACCTGTCTTGGTTGATTGCATGGTTAGAAATTCGTACTTTTCTAATTTTTTTAATGCAGTTCTTACATTTTGTCGTGTAATTCCTGTTCCTGCACGTAAAATTATTGAATTAACGCTAGTCACAAATTCTCCCGGTTCAGCTTTAAATTGCTTTCCTTGCCACTCCCATTCCCTTCCTTTATGGTTAGCCATACCTAGAAGGGTTATAAGTATTACTTTTTGCTCTGGAGTTGATTGTTGCCATATTGCCTTTTCAAATAAGCATCTATGGACTTTAAACCACCCTTCTGACATATGCTCACTCCTTTATTTACTTAGGGTTTACCTTTCCTTGCTCGCGAACTATATATTTGTACCCTTTATCCTTTAAATATTTGCTTAATATCTTCATTTCCTCTAGATTATGTTCTACATAAAGCTCTACATATAACCTTGGTTCATCTTCTTTAACTTCCTTAGGACCTTCTGGAGCTTTTGGATTTAAATCCATAGGTATTTGTACATCTTCTTTTTGTTTCTCTTCCTCAATTCTCTTAGTAGCCATTTCCTCTGCTGCTTTTTCAGCTTGTCTTATTTGTGCTGCTCTCTCTTTGATTTCTCTTACTATTCTTGGACCATCCCAGCCTAAAGCAAGATACTTCTCAAAGTCTTTATACTCCAATGGAGTTTTTAAAGTTAAATTTACAGTTTCTAAAGCACTTTCTATATTTGCTTTAATCATTTCTGCTCTAACCTTATCCATGTTCTGTTGTTGCTTTAATACTTCTGCTCTTTGCTCTATATCCTCTACTACACTTTTTGCACTAGCACTTAAATTTAAATACTTATCTAGTACTGTAAGTTGATCTGCATATTTCTTTTCTAAATTAAGCTTTTGGCAAATCTCAAATATCTTCACATCTGCAAATTTTCTCTTTTCTTCTTTACGCTTATTATCAAATACTGCAATCCCTTCTTTAATTGGTTTTTCAATTTCTATTATTATTCCAACAAGTTCTTTTACATCTGTATCAAATTTCTTTATTGGTGCTTCAACTTGCTTCTTAATAGCTTTTCTCTCTGTATCTATTTGATTTCTAAGACCTGCTAATTCTTTTTGCATAGCTTTGCAATCTTTTTGATTTTCTTCTGTTACTACAATCCCTTTGTACTTTTCTAGGTTTACAATCAAACTTTCCTTAACTTCTTCAAAATTAGTCTTTATTACTGGTAATTGTGTATTTACAATAATCTCTTTCATTTCTCATATCCCCCTTAAAATTCAAAATCTTCTTGTTTATTTTCTAAATCCTTTTGAAGTTTTTCTTGTTGTCTAGCAAGTTCTGCTTCACGCTTTTTTCTTTCAATAGCTTCATTCAAGTCTTTCTTTTTCTTATTAAGCATATTGATACAAGTTCCAAGAGCATTATTAGTTATATCCTCAACTCTTTCTACTCCTGCCCATTCTAAGAACTTCTTCTTATCTGTTTTAGTTTCATCTATTAGGCCATTAATAGTTAATACACTAGCTTTATTAATCTTTTGCTTTCCTAATTCGGCTTCTTCATCTACTCCACCATTATCTATTGCATCACTTTCAGCTATTTCAAAAGCCATCATGTATAGGTATCTTCTAGCAAAGCTTTGCGTACCACCTATGTTTTGTATCATGCTGCAACCTTTTAAACTTGCTACTTCTACTGGAGTATTCCATTGTCTAAACTCTTCTGTATTATCAACATCATAAATGGTTAGCCATGCTTCTGTATTACTGTATTGAAACTCTGTATAAAGTCCTAACTCTCCACATATCTCATTTATTGGTGATAGGAAATCACTTAATTCAAAGTAATAGTAATTACTGTACTTGTTATATCCTGTTTTCTTTATCTCTCTTTTTTGAAGTTCTACTCTAGCTTTTTGTATTTTTTGAAACAAATTAAGTTTCTTAATTTCTTCTGCCATTTATCTATCCTCCTGGCTATCAAAATATAATCTATCGTCATGTTTGTTATATCTAACTTGAGTAATATAGTAGTCTTGGTTATCTGCATCATAAATCTTAAAATCAGATTTATTTAGTTCAGCTAATTGTGCATTTATTGTAGCTATTAGAATATCTAGAGCTTTCATTTAATCCCCTCCTACAAGTCCCTGATAGTTTCTCCACTCTCTATGTCATATAACTGGTCATTGTCTAAATCTGTTCCTGGTGGTATACTGTCTATAATGTCTTTATGGTTGCTCTCTATGCTTTGGTCGGCTGGTTTGCAACCTTTTATTTTTTCTACTTCTTCTTTAATAACATCTGCCCATCTTCTTCGCTCTGCTTCTTGCACCTTTCTTTGTACATATGCTGCATGAACTAAATCAATATTACTCATAGCCATACCCCCATAGTTCTGTCATAAGTCCATAATGCTTCTGTATACTTGTTATAAAATACATATGCTTCTGGTGTTGCTCTTTCTATTAAGAAGTCATTAGGATTTAATCTTTCTTTCTCTAAAAACTTCTTTTGATCTCTAGTTAGTTTCTTAAGCTTCTTCAATTTGCTATCCCTCCTAAACATTTAAAGCAAATAGTAGACTTAACATACTACCTACTGTTAAAAATCCAAATCTAAGCTTGTCTATCCTTCTTGTACTATCTTGATAAGAAAATACTCCTACTAGAAATATAATTATTAAGAAAATTACTGTTAAACCTCTTGATATTAAGTATCCTGTTTCTGTCACATTAACTCCTCCTTCTCTCTCCAATCTTTACAATTAATGATTGGTTTCTTATCTAGTTGTGTATCATTCAAATAACAATATCTAATGGCTTCTACCCTCTCACAAGGACAGCCATCAAGCTCTGGATGTGGTTCTAAATATCCTGGTTCATATTCATAATGACTACAGGTTAAACAAGTCCTATTCTTCGGATTAAACCAACACATATTCTCATGCTTTTTCATCTGTGTTTTATTAATTAACTTTTTCTTATTACAATGTTCGCATTCATAGATTGTTCTTTCTCTCATATAGACCTCCTTAAAAACCAAGTGCTATTTTCCCGTTATTTAATCTTTGAATTAACATCTCATTTTCTCTTTCAAGTTTTTCAATTTTTCTTTCCAATCTTCTGCGCTCTAGTGGAGAAAGTGGATTAATATCTTGCCCTAAGCTTTCTATCTTTTCAATTTCTTCTAGACTATACCTTATTGAGTTTGGAAGTGGCACTCTAGTTAATACACCTGCTTTTTCAAACGCTTCAATAGGCTTGGTTGATTCATAATCCCATCTCTTTGCAAGATTTTGTCTATTAATCAAAGTTTGTCCCATAAGTTATCCCTCCTAAGCAACTCCATATTTGATAGCTAACTCTTTTACTATTGCTACATATCCCTCTATTAGTTTCTTGTCGTCCTCTATAACATTGATATAATTAAGCTTGTCTCTCTTAGATTTGCAAACACCTTCATCTGCCATTCTTCTACGTTTGTTAGTTAGTCTAACTTGAAGTTTAGTCCCTAATCTTCTATCTAAAGTTGAATATACTTCTTTATAAACATCATTGATATGCGATATTCCTCCAAGTTGATAAGCTATTTTAGTTATTAAGTTCTTACAACTTAATTTCCAATCTGTAGAGTTAATCGCTACCACATCTCTTATCCCTTGTATTTCCTCTTTAGTTTGTTCAACTTTTTCATTAGTTCTTTCTATATCAGCTTTAAATTGCTTATTTTCTAATTCTTGTTTTGCAACTGTATCAAATATTTGCTTAAACATTTGAAGTTCTGGACTTAATTCAGAAGTGCTTAGGGCTTGTCCTCTCGTATTAAAATATCCATCAACCAACTTTTCATATTGCTCCCATGCAACATCATCTTCTAAAATCTTAAGAAGTTTTGCATATCCTCTTTCTGATAGTAAGTAGATTCCAGTTGTTTGACCTCTAGCTTTTAATCCTCTATATGAATTTATTGCTTGTTGACTAAAACCAAACTCCTTAATTTCGGTATCGGTTAAGTCGATACCTAACAAGTCTAGAATATCTATATTATTTTTAAATCTTTTTCTATTAGAATTTATTCTCTCATTAATCTCTCTTAATTCTCTTCCATGTATTTCAGCAATCTCTTTAACTAACATTGCCTTCTTACCTTCTCCAAAACCTCCCTCTATATCATGGAACTTCATTCCATCTATTTTTTTTAATCCATTAATTTTTACAATTTGATTGTTCATAGCTTATCCTCCTTAATTCTTATTCTGTAAAGCACTTAAACTTGAAAGTATATTCATGCTTTCTGTACGAAATATAATTTCCTCCCATCTCTATGTGTCTTTTAAGACACTTTTTCATTAAAAAAAATATCCATTGCTTTATCCGTACTTATCTCTAAAAAATTAATTAATAACAAAATTTCTTTTCTAGTAAAGTCGCTTTTTCCGCTTAACTTTCTATATATTGCCGACTTACTTATTTTTAATAATTTTGTAATATCACTAATTTTTTTCCCTTTTAAAGCTATTTGAGCTTTTAACAAATTGACATTCATTGTCTATTCACATCCTTTCGTGTCATTTAAGACACTTTCAGTATAAGTCTATTTTTTTGCACTGTCAAGCCCTAAAAGACACTTTTTTTAAAAAAATATTTAAAAAGTTGCATAAAAGACACTTAAGTGTTATAATATCTACTATAGAAAGAGGTGTGTCAATGGAAATTAAAGATATTATTCGTCAAAGACGTGAGGAATTAAGTTTAACATATGAACAATTAGGAAATTTGATTGGTGTTGGTAAAAGTACAGTTAGAAAATGGGAGACTGGAATGATTGAAAATATGAGAAGAGATAATATAGTTTCCCTTGCTAAAGCATTAAATATTTCACCAGCTATATTAATGGGATGGGAGGATTATGATCTAAAAGAAAATAATAATACTAATTTATCTAAAGAAGAAAATATATTAATAGAAACGTTTAAATCCTTAGATATTGATGACAAAAATAAAGTAATTGATTATAGTAAACTTTTATATTCACAAGATAAATACAAAAAAGAAGAAGATAACAAAGTGGTTGAACTTCCTACTAAGAAAAAAGAAATATGGCAAGAAAAAGGGAAAGAACATTTAATGCCTATAGCTTCTCATGATAGAAATGGTGAGTTTACAGAAGAAGATTATAAGCATGATGATGATTTAATGGATAATGATGATTTATGGAAATAACTTAAATAAAAGGGTGATACAGTTTGACTTATGATGAATTATTAATAGAAGCTGATAAGCTCGGAATAATAGTTAAAGAGCTAGATTTAAAAACACGAGATGGGCATTGTAAAGGTAATAAAATTGCCATTCATAAAAATTTATCAAACTATGAAAAAGCTTGTGTCCTAGCCGAAGAGTTGGGACACTACTACCTTACTGTCGGTGATATAAAAAATCAGAAAGACATCAATAACAAAAAGCAAGAACTTCTTGCAAGAAGATGGGGATACAATAAAAAAGTAGGCCTTATGGGACTTATAAAGGCTTTTGAATGTGGATGTATTAATAGATATGAAATAGCTGAACATTTAAATGTTACGATTGATTATTTAAACGAAGTTATTGAATATTATACAAGTAAATACGGCGTCATGCATAGAATAGATGATTATATTATTTATTTTACACCCACTTTTTATATAGGAAAGGCTTTTATTTAATTTTTTACTTAACATAATAACATATTTTCTTAAAGGAGATGATTAAATGGAGTACAATATAACCTCTAGACAAAAAGATAAAGGCTGGCAATATATAATCTCTTATAAAGACAAAAACGGCAAATGGCGTCAAAAATCAAAGCAAGGTTTTGAACTTTCTAGAGAAGGTAAGCGTAAAGGAAAAGAATGGGCTATGAATACTTTAAAAGAACTTGAAGGTACTTTCACTCTAAATTCTAATTTAAGTGATATTACTTTTAAAGATTTCACCACTTTATTCCTAGAAGATAAATCTGATTCTATCCAGCATAATACCATAGATACTTATAAAAAAGCTTTTAATCGTTTTAGTGATTTAGATAATATTAAGGTGAAAAACATAAAGAACATTGATGTTCAAAAAATTGTTAATAAAATGCTTAAATCTGGTTGTAAAGTTTCAACAAGCAGCTTGTATTTATACAAAATTAAAACTTGTTTATATTCTGCTGTTAATGACTATAATATAATTTTGACTAATCCTATAAAAAAAATAACCTTCCCTAAAGAAGATGCAAAAACAGAAAAGGAAGCTCTAACACTTAATGAAAGTAAAATCTTATTAAATAAACTGATTAACAAAAACATAAAATACTATATCTTTACTCTTTTAGGCTTGAAGTGTGGTTTACGTGCTTCTGAAATTGTAGGTCTAACATGGGATTGTATAGATTTAAAAAATAAAACTTTAAGAGTTGAAAAACAATGGAAATATGATAAAGATAAGAAAGTTTATAGTTTTGGCTCTCTAAAATCAAATAATTCTTATAGAACTATTCCTATATCAAAATTTGTTGTATCTGAACTAAATAAATATAAATCAACTAATCCTATCCCATTAGATAATAGAGTATTAAATTATGCAACTACTGATTCGATAACTAGTCATTTGAGAAAAGAATTTCACGCACTTGGATTTAATATATCTCCACATAATCTACGACATACCTATGCTACATCTTTAATTGCAAAAGGTCTAGATTTTAGAACTGTTGCTAATCTTATGGGACACACTATGCAAGAAACAATTAAGACTTATTCTCACGTTACAGATGAAATGATTGAAAGAGCAAAAGATTTAATTGAGATCATATAATTTTTGACGATTTTTTGACGAATCTGATATAATACAAGTATTTACAAGGAGTGATGGACATATGCCAAGTTTAATTTTGGAAGGTGGTACCTTTAGACCTATATTTAGTGCAGGAGTAATGGACGCTTTACTAGATAATAATATTATGTTTCCTTATTGCATTGGAGTTTCTGCTGGTATTACAAATGGGGTATCATATATATCAAAACAAAAGAAAAGAAATCTAGATATACTTATGACATATAGGAATGATAAACGATATTTAGGACTAAGAAATTTCCTAAAATGCAAAAGCCTTTTTGGACTAGATTTTGTTTATGGCGAAATTCCAAATAAACTATCTCCTTTTGATATGGAAACTTATCAAAAATATGAAGGAAAAATATTAGTTGGGGTAACTAACGCCATAACTGGTAAGACTGAATACTTTGATGGAAAAGAATTAGATGATAATTGTTCAATTTTAAGAGCCACCTGTGCTATCCCATTATTCTTTCCTGCCATCAAAATTAATGATAGTTATTACTATGATGGGGGTATATGTGACCCTGTTCCCAT